CCTTTTCTTTTTGCTCAACCCAACCCCAACCGCAACTTCTCCTGATTCTCCATCACCTCAAACGTGTTCATGGTCATCTTGTACGACTGCAACAACAACTGATTGATAACGTCCAAGCTCACCTGGAGCTTCTCCTGAATTTCAGTAGTGGTCAGCCCCTCCTCAAACCGCAAGCGGCGAATTTCAAATGCCACATCCTTAACTTCCCGAATCTCCTTCCCAGGAAACGCTGGATTGGCCTTGGTGTCTACGCTGACCTCAGTATCAGCAGTTTTACGAGCGGGCATGAGAACAGTACGTCTCTACGTGTTACAGGATAGTACCCGCCACTACGAAGACCTTCCCTATGGCGAACACCTAGAACGAGTCGCCGAAATTGAAATGCAAGGTGGCAAGGTCTATCACGCCTCTTTAGTACCCACACCAACAAAAACAAGAAAATCTCCGACTGGAGCTAAACTCAAGAAAAGACTGTATTGAGCCGTGGCTGCCGTCATTGATGCCACTCTGAGCGGAGCCTCAGCCAACAGCTACGTAACGCTGGCTGCCGCCGATACCTACTTTGAAACGGTGCCCGATTCCAGCACCTGGACCAACAAGACCACCGACCAAAAAAACCGCGCCCTGATCTCCGCCACCCGCTGGATCGACGCCCTGAGCTTCTACGGCGACCGCTGCACCGACGGTCAATCTCTAAAGTGGCCCCGCGACAACTACACGGTTGACGACGTAGCCCTCGCCTGCACCTTGATCCCTGACGGTATCAAAACCGCCACCTACGAGCTGGCACGCGCTCTCGCCAACGACACCGACGCCATCACCGGCAGCACCGGCACCACCGGCATCTACGACCAAGTGGAACTGGGCGAACTAAAGGTCAAATACAACAAATCCAGCCAAACAAGCGGCGTCATCAACAACGTCTTTGACGTCTACCCTTGGCTTCAGTCCTATCTAGGCCCTTATTGCATGGGCGGCGCTGCCAACTACGCCGTCCGCCTCTTCCGAGGGTGATATGGGCCTGATTGACGACACATTCGCCCCAATCCCAACCTCACTCCTAGCGGACTGGGGCCAAAACATCACGTACATCAAAACCACCACTCCTCGCACCTACGACCCAACAAGCGGCAGTGTCAACGGCGCGGACGTCTCTGTAACCGTCAAAGCCGTCATCACCCGCGTCACACCCCGCGAATCCGAAGGTCTATACCAAGCCACCGACGTCAAATTCATCTTCGGCAGCAGCGAGCTTGGAACGTACTACCCCACCGAAGCCGACCGCATCCGTTACACCCAAGCCGGCGTCACCCGCGAAGCCAAAATCCTCAACGTCAACACCTATCGCGGCGATGCCCCAGTCCTGCACATCGTCATAGCGAGGCCCCAATAATGGCACGCCGCCGCAACGACTTCATGCGTTTGGCAAAAAATATTGAAGCTGGTTTCCTTGCGCCCTTCATTCTTGGCGTGGCACGCAGCGCCGAAAACATTGTTCTCCAGTTACAAGATCAGGGTCCGGCCTGGTCCGGTCAGTTTTCAAACTCTTGGGAAATAGCTAGCGCCAGCAAAATATCTTCAGGCACTGGAGCATCCGGCGAACCACAGAGACTCAAAGCCCCGATTCTTACAGTTGATGAGTTCAAGTTCAAACCAGAAATTAAATATTACATAGCCAACAAAGCGCCGCACGCAGATATTGCCCTGGATCTAGTTGAAAGCACGTACCGCTATCCAGGGTATGAGCCCGTCAAAAAAGCAGAACGAGGCAACAGAACAAGCGGTCTTCGTGGTGACTTAGCTGTAGATGCCACAGGACCAAACAGAAGAACAGCTCCACTTGACTGGTACACCACCTATTTGCGCGGCGGAGGAATTGACAAAACCATCAGCTTGTATATGGACCAAGCTCTCCGTAATGTGAAGCTATGAACTACCAAGCCATCCGTGCTGCCGTCGAAAACCCGCTGCTGACAGCATTTAGCGCCCTCGTGCCAGCAGTGCCGGTTTACTTCGACAACATCACCGCCGTCCCACCCAACACAACCACCGAATACGTCCGCGTAAACGTCACCTTCGGCATTACCAACGAACCCACGCTGACCTCCAGCGTCGACAATGCCCGTGGAGCGATAATCATTCGCATTTTCACCGAAAAAGGCCAAGGCCCCGCCCGCAACCAAGCACTACTAACCACCGCAGTCAACGTTCTTGAAACGTTAAACAATACAGCTAAAACAACTACGGGTGTTTTCTTTCGCGTGGGTCAAATAAACGGCCCTACTTTTTCTGCTACCGAAGATGCTCCCCATTTCGTGGGACGAATTGATACGTCCTACGTTGCAACTGTTCTGTCTTAGATAATGTTTAGGACAGGCGCTAACCTGTTATAAGCCGGGCAGTGCCCGCCCAGAAACCCATCTTTTTGGTACGCCCCTATGGCCACCACTGTTCTGTCCGGCACGTCCGGCGCCCTCTACTACAAACCCGCTGGCACCACTGCCGCCTTCGGCCCCTCTGACGTCACCGTCGCTGGCGCCATCCTCAACGTCGGCAGCTACTTCAACTTCAAAGTTGGCGATCCGGTCAAATTCCGCGTCGTCAACCAAGCCGGCGGCACTGCCACTGGCACGCTGCCTTCGGGCATCACTGCTGGCACCACCTATTACGTGATTGGTTATACCGCCGCCACAGGCGCACTGACTGTTTCCGCCACCTTGGGCGGCTCGGTCATCACCATCACCACCCAAGGCACCGCAGTCAGCCCCAACAAATTCGAGGCTTACTACGCCGACTTTGTGGTTGTTGGCCAAGTCCGCAGCTGGAACTTCGACATCAGCCGCGCCGAAATTGACGTGACCACCATCGGTCAAACTCCCGGTCAATACGTTCCGTTCAAGAGCTACATCTCCGGTTTTGGCGACGGTAACGGCACCTGCACCGTGTACATGGCCGACGACGACTTCGCCGTGGCCAACCGCATGGTGGAAGACGTGCTCCAGCGTCAACAGGGCGGTGCAGCCTTCAAGCTGTACACCAACCGCATCATCAGCGGCGGCAGTGTTGATGAAACCAAGAGCCGCTCAATCACGCTTGACGCGATCCTGACCAGCGCCTCCCTCTCGGTGGATCCTGACAACGCTCAAACTATCGACATCGCTTTCCGTCCCGCCACCACCCCCACCTTTGATTTTCTGACTACCGCCTGATAGTCAAATCACACACAGGGCCCCAGGCAACTGGGGCTTTTTGCTGTCTAGTCAGCTACATTAAAACCATAAACAAGCACTTGGTATGCCTGTTCCCGTCCGCGCCATTGACCGCCTCCGCAAGGCCGCCAACCTGGAGCCCGCCAAAAAGACCGTCACGCTCAGCGACGGCAGCGATTTCGAGATGTGGGTGACGCCGCTGACTATGGCCGAGCGCGAACGCGCCCAAAAGCAGGCCAAGTCCGATGACGCCAACGCCTTCGCCCTCCAACTGCTCATCACCAAAGCCCTGGACGACACTGGCGCCAAAATTTTCAGCGCTGGCGAAATCGACGTCCTGAAAAACGAAGTCAAGGACAAAGACCTGCAAGCCCTGATGCTGGCGATCCTGACCGACGACGAGGAGCCGATCGACCCAAAATCCTGAGTGCCGAACTTCGGAAAGACACCTGGCTCATGCTCCAATTCGGAGTCGCCAAAGAACTAGGCAAGACCCTTTCCGAAATCAGCACCACAATGACCGCCGAGGAATTGCTCGGCTGGAGCGCCTACTTCCAGATCCTGAACGAGGACCAACAAAAGGAACTCGACAAGGCCAAACGCCGCCACTAACCCCGGCGGCTTTTTACGGCGTAAACTGAAGTACCAGAGTGTGACGCAGCGCCGTGGCCGCCTACAGAGCTGATATTGAAATCGGCGTAAAAGGCGTACAACAACTACAAGCGCTGACAAAAGAAATAAATACCTTATCTCTAGGTGTAGACAGTATAAATAAACGTTTATCCGGTGCCTCTCAAAGTATTAACGCGTACAACGCTAACTTAAACAGGGCTTCCCAAACATTAAATAAAGTAAATGCTGGAACACTTGCAGAAGCGGATGCTATTAAGCAGTACGTTACTGCATTGGGACAAGCTAACGCAGCCCGTGATCGTCAAAATAAACTTATACAGGAACAAATTGCATTACAACGTAAGATTGTTCCTACAGCAAATGCTGGTTTCGGTATGCAAGGGCCGGCACTACCATCTAGTGCCACTCGAACTGGTGGTACGGGAGGTCGAGCCGGTGGCGCAATAAGTAGCGCAATCATTGGCGGCGGATTCCCATTACTTTTCGGTCAAGGCGCTGGCGCGGCTGTAGGCGGTGGATTCGGCGGCTTGGCCGGTGGTCTGCTTGGCGGAGGATTTGGTTTCGCCCTTTCCATCGCTGGAACGGCAATAGGCGATGTAATTGACCAAACACAAACGTTTAACCGTTCACTGGCTGTATTAAACGCCAGCACAAAACAATATGGAGCTACCGCTCAAATAACGGCAAATGACGTTAAAACTCTAGCTAAAAA